CGCGCCCGAGGTTATGGCCCCACAGATCATCCAGTTTCCCGGCGGAGCGCCGCCCGCGCCGTTGCCCGCAACGCTCTCGTATCGCAGGTTCGCCCCCGCCACGATGTCGCCGGGGCTGCGGGCCGTGCTGGTCGTGGTCTGCCGGAGAAGCGCGTATGCGCCGATGGCATCGACCGCCGCAGCGGCTACGGTTGGCATCACTGTGGCGTCGGCATAATCCTTGACCGCCGCGCTGGTCGGCAGCGCCGTATCGACGTCATTGGCCGCGATGCCTTCCGCTTCCGTGACGACGGCGGATGCCGCAAAGCTTGATACCGTCAGGCCGCTCGGGCCTGCGCTCAGCGCGTCGATCTGGCCCTGAAAGGCCTCGACACCAGCCTGCGTCAACTTACCCTCTGGCGAGACGTACTTGATGTCTGTCCGAAGCTTCAGCATCAGATGACCGCCTCGATCTCAGACAGGAGAGGAATGTCTGTCGTTGAGGATATCGAAAGCCGCATTGTCGCCTTGCGGAACTGCCCCAAGGCCCGCCAGACCAGGCGGGTCTCATAGGCCCCAACCGCGCCGACGCCCCGATCCCTTGGAAGGCCATAGGTGAAGCCGCCATCCCGCGACATTTCCAGCGTGACCTTGGCCTCGGTCGCGTCACCGTCGCCCTGAATATCCCCTTCGATGCGCGGGAAGGCTTCGATCTTTGCCACGGTGAACCGCTCGCCCGCATCAAGCGTCCGCGAAACGTAGCGCCGCACCATCGGGTCGCCAAAGTCGGCGCACCGGCCTGTCAGTTGGGCAATCTTCCCGGAATCCGTGCCGACATACCAAGCTGTTCCGACCTTGACCGAGGCGCGCGCCTGCCACGGCATGTCATTTTGCGCCCGCTCGTGCCATTCCCCGGTCGCTGTGTCATAGCACCAGGCAAAGGTTTCATCGAAGGCGATGCAGATGAAACCATGCCCCCGCTGTTCATAGTAGAACATCCGGTTCGGCCCGAGGCGTTCAATCGCTACCTCCACCGGCGGTGTCGAAATCGGCCCGACCCCAAACACATAGACCCGCCCATCCGAACCGACATAGGACAGTCCGTTCGGGAACGTGACGATCAGGCCATAGGCAGCAAGCCCCGGTTCCTCTTGCGCGCCGCCGATGCGCTGGAAAGCGTCCGGTCCAGATAGGCCGGTGACCGCCCATCTCTCAAAGCCTGTAGCCTTGAAGACGTAAAGCGCGTCCTTGAATGCGATCAGCCGGATGATCGGGTCTGGGGTGATTTCTGCGCTTGCGAAGTCCAGCCCGCTCCATGTCGTAGGATCGGCCAGCGCCGACCATCCAAACACGCGCGTCCCGTAATCCGAAACGATGACATAGCCGCCCAGATAGGCGATGGATGCCGGGTTCGGCACGTTTCCGGCCACCACAGTGGCAAGAGTCGTGCCGTTCCAATGCCAGTATTTCCGGCCTGCAACGGCCACAACATAACCCGTGCTTTGGTCCAGCCCGGCGATGGCGTCCGTCGCGTCAACGTCGCCGATAAGTGTCACGGTGCCGTCCGTCTGAACCCGGTGAAGGTTCGTGCCGACGATAGCCATGATGCCGCCGTCAAAGTTCGACATGGCGCGGACAAATACATCGCCGACCTCGGCGAAATCGGCCATCCCCGGCACAGCCCGCAGGACGGCCCCGGAGCGGCCACCAGCCACCATCGGCTCACGGTATCCGTTGATCAGCCGCGAAGGGTTGCCAGCCGGGTTGTCGGCATCCCTGGCGGATTGGCCCGCAAACTCGACCCTAGGCATTCCAGAAACTCCGGCGGCGTGTCAGCGTCCGGTCGAACTTGCTGTCGGGAATGATCAGGTAGGCCGCAGACAGCCGCTTCTTGAAATCGGAAGTGCTGAAGTTGGCCGGGGCTTCGTAGTCGGGGGAAAGCCGTTCGGCGAGAAGGTAGACGCACCCCTCCTCGAACTGCGGCTCCATCGTGAACACGTCAGCCAGATCAAGGTCGATGTGGCCGATGTCGATGCCATCCAGCAGCCAGCCGTGCATCATCATGTTCAGGGTGTCGATGCCATTGGCGGCCTGATCCGCCGTCATCGGCTCATCGGAGGCCACGACGCCAAGCTTGCGAAAGGCCCGCTCAACGATGTCTCGCGCTGTCGTCATGGCATCACCCGCAAAAAGGTGAGCGGGGCCATTACAGCCCCGCCCGTTGGCATCAGTTGGTCAAACGCATCCCGCGACGGGGGTCGAGGACGATGGGCTTCCACAGCATGTCGAAGCGCATGTTCTCGGCCAGCGTGTTGCCATCCACCCAGCTCGTCACCGACATGGTGACGAACTCGCCAGACACCGTGCTGGTCTTCAGGCCCTCACCCGACGGGATGTCGAGCGGACGCGAAACCAGCGCGATTGCCTGCGGGTCGATCAGGAGCGACTGACGGTAGGCCGTGGCCGCCGTGCCGGTCTTGATCGTGATGGCCGCGTTGTCGGCGGGGACCGCGTTGACGGTCTGGAACGCGCCCGAGGTGATGATCGGGGGCGAAATCGTCGCGGTCAGGTTGCCCGCGCCGTCCGAGCTTGCGTTGGCAAGAACGGTGAAGGTCTGGAGCCGCCCGGTCGATTGCTTCGTATTCGGGTTCACCGCGAAGACGTTCGCGATGGTGAACACATCACCGGCATTCAGGCGGGCAGCCGCAGCGGCGGTCCAGCCATCGGTGATCAGCGACTGCGACCAGGTATCCTTGGCGGTCGCGTAGGTCACGGCCTGAGCGCCGCCGTTGATCAGCGGGGTGCCGCCCAGCGGGCCGACGGTGTGGGTCGGCGCGAAGACGGTTTCATAGTTGTCGAAACCGGCGTAGCGGCCAACCTTGGCCATTTCGAGGGCCTTCTTGTTATTGCCGTCCACGTAGGTGCCCTGGATCAGCGCGGCCAGCTTGGCCGAACATGCCGGGCTGTGGAACCCGAGGCGTCCGCTGATGGTGTTGCCGCCATCGGTGAAGATCGCCCCCGCATCGGCAACCGCCGAATAGGTGGCGGGAATGGTGCCGGGGGTGCCGTCGAACCAGTAGAACGCGGGATAGAGGGCCGCGATGGACGCTTCGACCTTTTCCGCAGCCCGGCGAGCCATGGGCTGCAGGATTTGCTGCGAATACCGGTCGAACGAAAGCGTCCGGTCGATGGCGCTGATGCTGACCTTGTTCGACCAGGTCTGATCGAGGGTCACGGTGACGGTGCCCTCGGTCACGTCTTCCGAGAAGGCCGACAGATCGAGGTTGTTGTCCTGGCCGAGGTATTGCATCTGGCGGCGCACCTTGACCGCGCCACCGGACTTGACGGTCTCGTTTTCCAGATTGTCGGTGCCAACCGACTTGCCGAGAACGAGGTCGTTTTCCATCAGGCGGACCAGCTCTTTCGAGATGGCCGCCACTGTGAAGAAGCTGTTAGCCATTGTTCACCCTCCTCAGGTGATCTTGCCGCCAGCCTCACGCCATTTGACCCACTCGACGTAGGACATGGTGTCAGGGTTGCGGCCAGCCGCCGCCGATCCCCGCACGGGGTTGATCGGATCGGGGGCCTTGGTTTCGGTTCGCGGCTTCGGCGCGACGATGCTGGCCTCGATGCGGCCAATCGCCCTTGCGGCTTCCACCTGGCTCATTGCTGCGATCTGCGCGGCCAGCGCCCGGTTCTGGCCGAGGTGATAGGCAACATCCGCCCCGACATCCGACGTGAGGATCAGGTCGGTCATTGCTGGCGAAGGTTCCCACCCCGTCAGCGCGACCGTCTCGAAATCCGCATATCGCGTCTTGGCTTCCTCTCGCGCCGCCGCCCAGGATTGCTCCAGGGCCGCACGTTCGCGCTTGCCAATTTCCTCAGCCTGAAGCTTGGCGGCTTTCGCCTCCTCACCGGCATTCTGCGCTTCTCGCTCCGTCAGCCGTTGCTCCGCGCCCCAAATCGCTTTGGCGGCGGCGTATTCAATCGGATCGGGAAAATCTGCCTCCTTCGGCGCGGCTTCCTTCTTGCCAGCCTCCAGAATGGCAAGGCGACGGCGCTCGGCCTGTTCGGCCTTGGCGTTCGCCTCTGTCGCTTCGGTCTGCAACCGCGCCCGATACGCTTTCTCGCGCTCGCGACGCTTTGCCGACTCGCTCTTTTCCTCGGGTTGCCCCTCGGCGGGCGGGGTTTCAACCTGCCCTGTCTCTTCGCCCTTCGGCCCTTCTGTAACAACGGGTTCAGGGCCAGCCCCAGGGGCCAGCGCGCTTGCGTCTTCCATCGGTTCCTCGCGTGAAGGGGTTACATGCCCGCGTGTTGCAGGGTCATGGCGTGTGCGGTCTGGGCAACTGCGCCCTCGACCATCTGCCGAACCTGGCCGCTCATAATCGCGACCTCCAGTTCGGTCTTTTGCGCCTCGGCTTCGGCCTTGCGGGCCTTGGCTTCCGCCTCTTTCACCTCGGCGATGGCTTTCGCCTTGGCAATCTGTTGCGCCTCTTGCTGCATCTGCGCTTCTTGCTGCGCTTGCATCATCTGCTGCTGCTTGGCCTGCATCTGCTCCGGCGTCATGTCCTCTTCGGACTCCTCGGCAACACCCGGGGGCAACATCTTGCGCATCCGTTCAGCGGCCCGGTCGGCGTGTTCCCAATCCATTGACGACACATACAGGTCGCCAATGAGTTGTGCCGCGCCGGGAACCGCCTGCAACAGCGCCTGCAAGCCATCGCGCGTTTCCTCGCGCCGCGCCGAATAGGACGGGCCGACCGACACGTTGACGTCATACCGCCCAGTCGTCATGTCGTTCATCGTCGCGGGGCCTTGAGCCGTCATCACCAGCTTGTTGATCGTCTCCATCTTCTCCTGGCCGTCCTCGCCAAGAACGCGAACGATCCGCTGTGTGTCGTAAATGCGCGGAATCATGTCCACGAGGATGCAGCCGGTGTGGGTGATCGCCTTGACCATGTTGTCCGAATAGATCGAGGTTGAGTTCTGCGACTCTTCCTTGCGCGCCAGGATCGCCTTGCCGCTGGTTTCGTTGGACCGCGCGCCCAGGCTGGCGTCGTAGATGCCGGTCGTGCGCTTGATGTTCTCCGCTGCCATCTGCATTTGCAGCTGCAACGCCTGCGATGCGACCGGCGGCTGAATCCGTTGCGGCATCCCCGCTTCCGGGTCCGGGTTGTAAGGCAGATACGGGCGGTTCTTGACGCCCATTTCC